AGAACGCATCAACGTCAACATCGGTGCAAGTCATCCGACCACCAACATCTGGGCCTACGCCATGAAAGAGGTGTTCCAGCCCGAAGTTGATCGGCTGCTCAAGGAAGGCGGAGGCAAGTATGAAGTGCGCTGGCGTGAGAGTTACGGCGGAACGCTTTACAAGTTTTCTGAAACACGCGCTGCCGTCAAGGACGGCATTGTTGACGTGGGCATGGTCGGCACCGTCTGGGAAAACTCAGCCATGCCTTTGCAAAACGTCACTTATTTCACGCCGTTTGCCACCACCAACCACGAAATGCTGATCAGCATTTTCGACAAACTCAACGACACGCACCCAGCGCTCAAGGCCAGCTGGACTGCGCAGAACATGGTGCCCTTGTCGTCTCTCATTACTGACAGCTACGACATCTATGCCAACTTCCCTGTGACCAACATGGCCTCGCTGCAAAACAAGAAAATCCATGCACCAGGCACATCAGCCAACTGGATGCGCGACACTGGAGCCACACCGGTTGAGGGCGCTTTGACCACTTATTACACCAATATTCAAACAGGTGTGACCCAAGGTGCCCTGAGTTTCGCCAGTGGCATTGGTCCTGCGAGGGTCTACGAAGTGGCCAAGCATTTGACACGCGTGGATGTGGGTGCCATGTATTTTGGCAGCGTTGCAGCCAACAAAAGCTTCTTTGACAAACTGCCCAAGGAAGTTCAAGAAGCCTTCACCAAGGCTGGCAAGGCCACATCGGTCGCCCACGGCAAGCATGTCACCAATTCCGCTGTGAAGGCCATGGAAACCATGCGCGCCGCAGGCCTGCAGGTGTCTGATCTTCCAGCCGCTGAGCGTGCCAAGTGGATCAACGGCCTGCCCGACATCGTCACGCCATGGCTGCAGACCACGGGCGATGCCGGCAAGTCCGTGCTTCGCGCCTACTTTGACGAATTGCGCGCTCGCGGCGTGAAGCCTCTGCGCGACTGGGACAAAGCAGCCCGCTGACCCCCCATTTGACCGCGTTGAAGGCTGCAGGGCCCGTCTCCCATTGAGGGCCCTGCAAGCCATCTTTGTCATTTACACGAGGAGCCCATCTTGCATGCCGATGCCCACTCAGAAACACCTGCCTCACAAAGGCATCCCTTGGAATTTCCAGCCAATGTCCTGGCATCTGTTGGAACGGTCTGGATTTTCCTGATCATGGCTCTGGTGGTCGCCGATGTGATCGGTCGTGATTTTCTGGACAGCCCCATCACCGGCGTGGCTGAGTTTTCATCACGCTCGGTAGGTTCCATTGTTTTTCTTCAACTGGCCGCTGCCGTTTGCAGCAACCGGATGACGCGCAGTGATTTTTTGCTCAACCTGATCGGCAAGCGCTCGGCCAAAGGTGTCGTGGCACTCAATATCTTCAATGCCCTGGTGGGTGCTGGCTTGTTTGCAGCCTTGGCCTGGATTGGCTGGTCTGAATTCAGCAACTCCTGGACAAGCAACGAGTTCTACGGCGTGCAGGGCGTCTACAGCGTGCCTGCCTGGCCATTCCGTGGCCTGCTCGTTGCAGGCTCCGCAGTGGGTGCTTTGTGTTATTTGCTGAGCATCCCCGGCATCTTGAAACAACAAGGATCCACAGGTCCTGCTGACGATCCCTTGGGAGGTGGCGCATGAGCGATTTGGGTCTGGGCGGTTTGCTCATTGGCGTGCTGGTCATGCTGGTTCTTCTTGGCGTGCACATTGGTGTGGCCTTGCTGGCGGTCGGTTTTGCTGGCGTCTGGCTGGTGCGAGACAACCTCGACATGGCCATCAAATTGTTTTACATGTCGGCCTACAACGGCGTAGCCGACTATGTGTTTGCGACCATTCCGCTGTTTGTGCTGATGGGACTGCTCGTGAGCATTTCCAACGTGGGCAAGGATACCTTCACGGTCGCAGAAGTCTTGCTTCGCAAGCTTCAAGGAGGCCTCGGTGTGGCCACTGTTGCCGCCAACACGGTTTTCGCAGCGGTCACAGGGGTCTCCATCGCGTCGGCTGCGGTGTTCACCCGAGTGGCCGTGCCCGAAATGGTCAAACACGGTTATCGCACCACCTTTGCCACCGGCACCGTGGCTGGAAGCTCTGTGTTGGGGATGATGATCCCCCCCAGCTTGCTGATGATCATTTACGGCGTGCTGGCCGAACAATCCATTGGCAAATTGTTTGTGGCTGGCGTGATCCCCGGGTTTTTGCTGGCCATGGTTTTCGCCATGATGATCATGCTCATGGCGCGATTCACGCCAGGACAAGTCTTTGATCCTTTGCAGCAATCTCAGTTGCTGCGGGGACGACAGATTCAAGTCACACTGACCAAGCTGCAAATGTTCACTAAACTGGTCCCCATTGCTGCGCTGGTGGCCTTGGTGTTGGGCGGGCTGTACGGTGGCTTTTTCACACCCACCGAAGCCGGTGGTGTGGGGGCGTTTGGTGCGCTGGTCATTGCCCTGATGCGACGTTCGTTGGGCAAAGGCAAGCTTTGGCAGGTTTTGCATGAAACCGGCAGCGTGTCTTGCACCATCTTGATCCTGCTGGTGGCGGCCAGCTTTTATAGCCGCATGCTCAGTGTGGCGGGTGTGCCTGTGGCCATCAGTGATCTGGTTCGTGACGCGGGTCTTGGGCCCTATGGGTTTTTGACCTTGTATATCGGGATCGTGCTGCTTCTAGGCATGATTTTGGACTCCAGCTCCATCTTGCTGATCATGACCCCAGTCGCTGCACCTATTGCAGCGAGCTTCGGTTTCGACCTGATCCATTTTGGCGTCATCACCGTGCTTGCCGTTGAGATGGGCTTGCTGACACCGCCATTCGGCATCTCGGTGTTCACGGTCAAATCAACCTTGAACGACCCCAATATCTCAGTGGAAAGCATCTTTGCCGGATGCATGCCCTTTCTCGGGGCGATGTTGGGCGTGCTGGTCTTGGTCTGCGCATTCCCCTGGCTGTCCTTGGCGCTGATCTAAGGCGTGTCTGTGTAGCAACCTCCATCCAGGCCAGACCCCTGGGCGGATGCAGCAGTCACAGAACAGCTGGAATCCAATGACAAAACCTTATATCTCAAGATCCGAAGGATATTTAGATTGCACCTGCTCGACGGTTTGATCTGCCCCCGGCTGAGTCTTTCCAAATCGATGGAGCCAAGTCCGCTCAATTTGGAAAATGGCGGATATGCAGACCACACGGTTCACCGGTGAGCAGATCATCGGATTCTCCAAGCAAGCCGAAGCAGGCGTGTCCATCCAGGACATTTGCTGCTCAGAAGGCTTTATCCAGCCGATCTTTTATCAATGGCGCTCGCGCCTTGGCTCGTGACAGAGGGCGTGTTTTAACATCTCAAGGCTTGTCGTTTTTGTTTTGCCGTAGGTCTTTTTGATTGTTTCGGTGTGGTTTCCAATCAGGTCTCTGGCAGCTGCACCTTTGGGAATGGGAGAAAATCCAGAACTGGCAATCTGGTTTGCTTTTGATGCCATCCCCGTTGACCAGTTCTTGGTTTCACGTTTGGTATCGAAGATTGAACATCGAGAGAGTCCCTGCCGACGAACCTTTACTCTCCATTTTCAAGCGGGTAGCTGCGAAAATGTTGCGAGTGAGTGCGATCTGTGTGTAGAGATTGATGAACACATTGTGTTCCTAGTGTTCACCTTGTGTGCAATGTGTTTGCACTTCATGTAAATAATGGCCGAAATGCAGCATTCGATAGAAAATAAAATCGTTATCAATCAACAATTTAGCCCTTGGCGGCTCAGTGTAGCCCCCATGATGGACTGGACGCACGCACCCCTATAGGCCGCATAAACACTGGGTTTTTTCCTGGTACCAGTGACAGTGATGCACCGGGCGGTGCATACCGTGGCCTGAAGCTGGCCGCCAGTGCATCAATGCACTGTGTTTCAGGCGGCTGCGTCAAACAGATTGCGCTGTTTTGGAACCGTTGCCAAGGGGGCCTTGGCTGTCGATCCGCACTGCGGGCAGCATGACCACCACACGCCACTGCACAAAGTGCATTTGCGCATGGGGCGCTCACTCTCGCGGTGAACGTCTTTGCACCTTTGGCACATGGCCCAATGGTCGGTTTGCTTGCCGGTCATACCTGGCTGCGCTCCCACAACGTGCGCGCCTCGGCTTCGTTCTTGTCGATCCATGCGCCCAGTGCTTCAGCGCTAACCATCATGGGTGCCTTGCGGCTGGTGGTCAATCTGAAGGCCGGTACCGGCAGCTCATTGCGCGCGGCCTTCTTCAGCGCTTCCTCGTAGGACAGACTGAAATATCGCTCGCACACCTCGGCCAGGGGAATGGCCGGGGCTTTGTAAATGGACATGAGTGCAAGCGACGTGATCATGCTTTTTCCTTGCTGTAAACCTGAAAGCGCTTCGGGTTGATGTCGTGGGCCTGCTTCTTATCGCTCAGGCCTGGGATTGTGGACATGTCAATGCCAGCGGCGCGCTTGCGGTTGACTGTGGTGCTTGCTGCTTTGCCGTGGTCAGCCGCTCGCTGGTTCGCCTGGGCAATGGTCGAATTCCCGGCCCAGTTGAATGCGTTGCCTTGGCTTTTGGGTGTGCCGTCTGGCCATGCGTAGTGGTTCATGCTGCACCGCCTTTCTCTGGTGCGGCGCTGTGATGCGCTATGAACTCCATCCGGTTTGAGAAAATTGTCTCGCGGTCGGCGGGTAGTCGATGATCTTCGGGTTGCCACTTCGCCACGTTGCGGCGATAAATGGCCAATCCAGCACATCGGCTCCTTGTGTGGACATGACACTCGACCACCTCGTCGGAATGGCACAGACCGGCGTATTGCTCTGGCGTCGCCCCGCCAAGCCAGCCGCGCAAAGCATCACGGCGTAGCGGGCAGTCTGTGCAGGCCTTGGTCAGTTGCTTGGTTGCTGGTGCGGCCTCACCTCTGGCAATTAGCTTTCTCATGCTGCACCGCCTTTGTCTGGTGCTACATCCAACTCAGAAACGGCGTTCTCAGGATCGGTGGCCGTCAGCATCTCCTGGATGTGACATGCGGCCGCCCAGCACCGTTCGGCAAACGGGTTAATGCTTTCGCTCATTGGCACGTCCGTGTTGGGTTTGCGGTTGAAGCACCAAGACAAAAGCCAAACGGCCAATTCTTCTGTCTGATCGACAATCTGTTGATCGGTTCGCGGCTGTGCTGCGGGTGGGGTGGCTAGCGCCGCCCTATCTCGCCATGCTGCCCACAGTTGGCGCGTGTTCATTGCATGAGGATGCACAAACCCCGAGTGCTCGTCTTCATGCACATAGGTTTCACCAGTCCACTTGCCAGTCACCTTCCAGCAATGGCCGCGCATCCATGCCTCAAACAACAGGCGTTCGGCTTCGGTCGGCTTTGCGCCGTTCTTCCCCATGTCGTGTGCTTGCTCTTTGGTAATTCCCGCAGGCTCCTGCGCAGGTGCTGCGGGTGGGGTGCAGGTGTGGATGTCCCATTCGCTGCAGCCGACTGTCTTGCCGCAGCGCTCGCATGTTGTTTGTGTGTTCATTTGCTCAAACCTCGCAGTTCCCACCCGGTCTGAAACCATCGCCAGCGGATCTGCAAAGAGGCGTTCGTGTACCGGCCTTTGATCATTTCAAACGCGGTGTGACCGTCGATTCGCATAAGTGCTTCAAATGCGGTTTGGGCTTGACTCATGGTGTTGCTTTGTTGGTGGGCCTACTCGCTGAGGCTGGTTGATCTGCACCGGGAGCCCCCAGCACGCCAGCATTGGCTTTCGGCCCGTTACTCTTAACGGCTGGCGTAAGCGCCAATCAGGACAGGCAGCGCGGACCCAAGGGCATCGCGCGCCAGGTCGGCAAACTCATTGGCCATTTCTTCGTCGTGCAGCTCTTGCTTCACGATGCGCAGGCTGATCGCTGGTTTGTCGCCACCGGTCAGCACGCCCAGGCGCAGGACAAACTGGCGCGATTCCAGGCCGTAGTACGGCTCGCAGTCAAAGTAAATCGTGGTCGGGATCGGCTCGGCGCTGGTGGCCTGCACCGACTCGAAAGCGCTTTTGCTGGCGCTCAGGGATTGCTCGCTCGATTCCAGCTTGCGCATGGACTCGATGGACAGTTTGCGAATCGCTGCGATGGCCTTGGGCAGGGTGATGCCGCCCTGGTCGTTGAAGCATTGGACCTGGCCGGGCCAGTCTTCCAGGAACTCGGCGGCCTTCAGTTGGCTGATCGCCTGGCCGCTGGCGTGGGCCTTCAGTGCTGCATAGGCGGCCGTGCGCTTGAGCTGCACCTTTGCGCGGTTGTCGGTGTGGCCAGGATCGGCGGCAGTGCCCAGGTTCAGCACGGCGATGGCGCTCATTTCATCCGCATCGACAAACACGGTGGCACCGTCTTCAGCGTGCGCCTTGGTGTACGTCGCAAAGTCGCTCAGTGCATGGGTGCTCATGACGCCACGGGCACGGCGGCGCTTTGGCAGGAATCGCTCAAGGTCTTCGACGTTGAATTTTTCAGGCAGCGCTACCACGGCCCCCTTGTCTCTCAGGGTTTCAGCAATGGCTTGCCTGGCCTGATAGATGCCGGTGCCTTCGTTGATCGCTTCAATGGCTTCTTTGTCAAACATGGTGATGCTTCTTTCTTGTGGGGCTTAAACGATTTCGCTTTGCTTGCTGAACAGTGGCGCTTGCGCCAGGCTCAGTGCGCCACCCTTGCCGACGTGCAGCACGGTGGAGGTCTCCACTTCTTCGCTTTGCGCGCCCATAGACGTGGGGTTGCTGAACTTCACGCCATGAGTGACTCGGACCTGGTGGGTGCCGGGGATTTTGTGGATGTCGAACACCACGGCCACCTTGCCCTTGCGTTCGTGGTCCACCACGGCAGCGGCCACACGGGACAGGGCGGTGGACAGCATCACTTCAAACTGGCCGCCGTCCAGGTCGGTGATGAATTCGGCCACGTCTGTTGCTGCGGCTGAGGGTCGGTTGCTTTTCTTGTCGGGCATAGTTGCTTTCAGTTGGTTGAGGGAATTTCAAAACGGGATGTCGTCGTCCATGTCGTCAAAGCCTGACGGCGCGGCGGCTGGGGCTTGCTGGCGCTGGGGTGCGGCTTGGCGCTGCGCTGGCGGTGCGCTGTTCTGGCCATCCTTGCTGCTCAGCATCTTCATTTCGGCGGCGCGGATTTCGGTCGAATACTTTTCAGAGCCGTCTTTGTCGGTGTACTTGCGGGTGATGATCTTTCCCTGCACATAGACCAGTGCGCCTTTCTTCAGGTACTCGCCCGCAATCTCGGCCAGGCGGCCAAAGAATGTGACCTTGTGCCATTCGGTGGCCTCCTTCTTTTCGCCGGTCTGCTTGTCTTTCCACGACTCGCTGGTGGCGATGGTCAGATTCGCAACGGCTTCGCCGCTCGGCATGTAACGCAGCTCGGGATCGCGGCCAACGCGGCCGATGATTTGTGCACTGTTCAGCATGGTGTTGTCCTTCAGGCAGCGCGGGCTGCGATGCTTCGCTCGGCCACGGCCATGACGCCGGGGTAAAGCTGGCCAGCTTTCTTGAATGCACGGGCTTGCGCGCTCAAGAACTTGGTGTCGGCCTGCAGTGCTTCGAGCGGTGCGGTACCGGCCGCGACGGCCTGCACCAGCTCCATGAGGTTCTTCACTTCGGCGCTGTACGTCACGCGGCCGCTGATGCCGGACACCTTGGCGGGGGCTTCCACCACGGGGGCCATGGTCACCACTTGCGCGGTCACGGCGGTGACGGCGGCTTGTTGCTGTGCGGCTTCGGCTTCGGCCATGGCGCGCTGTGCTGCTTCCTGGTCACCGGCAGCGGCAGCGGCCTGGGCTTCTTCCTGTGCCTTGCGTGCGGCTGCAGCTTGCTCGCGCTCCAGGGCGGCCAGGCGCTCACGCTCGGCGCGTGCAGCGGCTTCAGCTTCGGCGCGTGCAATGGCGGCCAGGCGCTCTTGCTCGCTGGTCCAGGTGACCATGGCGCGCTTCAGCGTGGCCTCGGCTTTGTCCAGGTATTCCTTGGGCGAGCGGAACAGATCGTTCACCGCCTTCACTGCCTGGTTGAGCGGGCCGGTGATGCTGGTGCGCTTGGCTTCGACTTCCTTTTGCAGGCCCTTGACCTGCATGAGGTCTTCGCTGGCCAGCTCAAACATGGTGTGGCTGTCGATCACAAAGTCGCTGGCGCTGGCCAGTGCGTTCTGGGCCTTGGTGGCCAGCACGATGGCGGCGCTGGCGTCGTAGGCCACTGTGTCTTGGGTCTTGATTTCAGTCATGAGTCAGTCCTTAAAAGTTGGGGTGATGGAGTTGCGCGCGCACCAGTTGCGCAGCGTCAGAAGGGAGGCGAACACCGGCCAATCGGTCGGGTCGGTGTAGGGCTTGGCCACATAGGTGCCGTCGGCTTTGAGCTGCACGGCGATGCGGTCAAGCAGGTTGCCCAACACCGGGGCATGCAGTCGGGCGTATGCAGCGAGCTGGGGGCCATTGGTGGGCATCAGCTCATAGGTTGTTTTGATGTCAACCACGGCACCCAGTCCACGGACCTTCCCGATGCGGTCGGCGGTACCGGCGTATCGCAAAGCCTGGTGGTACATGGGGGTTTCGATCACTTCCCACTCGACGGCATAGTCGGCGCTGAACTTGCGCCAGGCGTGCAGGTAGGGCACCAGTGCTGCATCCAGTGCGGCCTCGTCCAGTTCGCCCAAGTCGTCCAGCTCGCAGGCGCGGTGCACAGCCTTGCCAAACAGGCTGGCGGCATCCAGCACTGCGGCTGGCACGCTGTCGTAGTTGGTCAGAGGCTTGAGGATGCTGGTGACACCCGGCACCACGTTGCCGCCGAAGCGGTACGTGTGCGTGGCCTCATCGAATGTCAGGCCGGTCATGCCAGTGCATCCTTCAGTGCCGTGAAGCTGTCCTTGGTCAGTCCGTCCAGCGTGTCGCCCACATCCAGGCCTGCCAGGTTGCGGGCTTCGGCCACGGTGATTCCCTTGGCCACGATCTTCTTGTTGATGTAGGCGACTTCGCCTTGCGTGGCGGGCTCGCCTGTTTGTTCGGTCTTGGTGGGGGCAGGGCGGCGCTGTGGCTGGGTCACTGCTGGCTTTTGGCCTGCATGCTGGCTGGTTGCTTGCCCGGTTGGCTGGTCGCCTTCCTGTCCGTCCTCGTCCAGGTCATCGTCAGCGGCCACACCCAGCATGGCGGTGACCATGTAGCGGCGGTAATAGCTGACCATCGCGCCAAATGATTTCGGGTCTTGGACTGTGTGGGGGTGAGGAATGGACACTTCGCTCGACACACGGCCACCGTCTTTGTGCACCAGCTCACAGCGCAACACGGCGTTGTTGGGTTGTGTCTCAAGCAATTGAAAGATTGCCAAACCATTGGCGGACAGCGCCTGGCGCGTCTTGGCCAGGATTTGCTCCAGGTCGGCGTACCGAAAGCGGTATTTGCCGCCCGTCTTCATGGTGATTTCGACGCTGCGGTTTTTCTCGATGGCCTGGAATGCGCCCTGGGCGGCGGCGAGCGCTGCATAAAGCGCGGCGGCTGGGTTGACTTCGGTGTTCATGCTGTTTCTTCCTGGGCTTGTTCGAGGGCCTTGGTGGCCCAATAGGCGTGGCTGAGGCCGCGCAAGAAAATTCCGGCTTCGGCAAACTTGCCGTCGCGGATCAGTTGGCCAAGGATGGTTTTCTCCTTGGCATTGGATTCGTCCAGGGCTTCGGCCAAGTGGTAGCCGTCGCACGGGTCGCAGTCTTCGCCGGGCTCCATCAATTCGATGGATCGCTGGTCGGCCGCATCGGCCATGCGCTCGGCCTGGTCGTCGTCGGCCTGGCGGCCGCGCATCATCATGGTGTTCATGCAGCTCATCGCATCAACCCCACCGTGAGGGCGCTAACCAGCATCACAGCCAGCACGATCAACATGGATCGGGCCAGGTCTTTGAGGTACACGCGCCACATAGACCCACGCAGCGGCTCAGGTCCGTGCATGCGCTGGCCAACTTTGGCCACACGGTCAGGGCAGTCGCGCCCCTGTTGGCAATCTTGGTTGCAGCATTTGGTCATTTGTCCCCCTCGCGCGCCATGCAGCAAAGGGCAGCGGTCAGAAGGCCCACGCATGCGCCAACAAACAGACACACGACACCAACGATCAAGGTGGTGGTAGTCATGCGGCCCCCGTTGCTTTGGCGATAGCGGCGCGTACAGAATCAAGCCACTCTCCAAAAACTTTTGGGTGATTCGACGCGAGAAGCGATGAAATGTTTGATTCGCAAATTACGAGCGCCTCCAACAAATCAGGCGCTGCGGCAATCAGCGTTGCATTGGCCATGGCGACTTGTTCGTCGCCGATGTTTACCCACGCCGGGGCGTAGATTGAAACCCAGCGTTCTGGGGTGTTGTAAACCGTGGCGATTTCGCCTACAGGCGTGCCACGAGGAATAGAGGCCCAAGGACCAGGTGCGTGCTGCGCGCTCATGCTGCAAATTCCTCATGCGAGACAGAGCTGCCAACGATCCAGAGGACCAGCAAAAGAACCATGACGGCGGGCCAGAACCAGGAAGGTCGGCCAAGGCGCACATACAGGTTTTCGAGTAAGTAAGGGGACATGTTCACTCCTGTGTGTTTCATCACATCCAACACGCCAGGGCACCGCCCCTAGACCCGCTTTTGCTTCCTGTCAGCTTCGGCCACGTATCGCTTGGCCTTGGTCGTCTTGGTTGAACTTGTGATGAACTGAATTAAACCATAGTTCATGATTGAAGTCAACCATAGTTAAGACGAAGGCAAAAAAAAACCCGCCGAAGCGGGTTGAGTTTTGTCTAGGTCGAGTGGGACTGGCTATCTGCAGTTGGTCATCACCTGCGATCCCAGCATGTAGCTGTTGCAGTTAATGGGCTGTGGCAAGTTGCGCCGCATCGAATTGCCCATGTTCTGAAGGAATGAACCGACCGCGTTCTGCCTGCGCTGTTCATCAATTTGTCGTTGCGATTCCGTCATAGCCGCCTGTTGTTGAGCATCTTCTGCGGATTTTCTTTCTGCCAGAGCTTGGTCAAAGCGTTGCTTTCGTTGTTCGACAAGCTGCGTCAGTTGCTCAATGGAAATTTCGCCGCGTTCAAATTGTGTCGCGTAGCGAACGAAGGATTCATTGCGCGCATTCAGTAGCTTGTCTTCTGGAAAATATGCCCGGCTTGCTGCCTCGATTTCCAGCATGGCTTCCTTGACCCCAATAGATGCAGTTGACAACTGTTGAAGAATTCGCGCTTCTTCAGCGTTGTACATCTGGCTTGGCGACTGAGCTGGGGCGACAGTCACAAAAGCAGCCAATGCAATTGACACTATGAGTTTTCTCATTACCGCTTCCTGTACTTCCTGTGTTCCACCATGGTGCCCACGATCCTGATCGGGGCAGCGTCAGATCGCATGGTGGGGTAATCGTCATTGAGCGGCACCAGCTCAAAGATGATATTGCCGCTGGCATCCATGCCGCGCGGCCTGTACTTCTTGAACATGGCTTCGTCATCGCAGTTTTTGGCTACGACAAAATCACCTGGCTGGGGGGTGATGTCAGGGTCAATGATTACCCGGTCGCCTGGCCTGAATTCGGGGAGCATCGAGTCCCCTTTGATTTCCAGTGCAAAAGCGCCATCCGATAGTTCCAAGTCAGTCACCAGCCAATCATGCGCATCGTTCGGCTGGAATGCGTCTACTGCGCCCGTCCAGTGCCCAGCCGAAACATAGCTGAGTAGGGGAATTTGCTTCGTCCCGATTTGGGCGGTGGAAACGTTGCTTTTGTCTAGGACAAACTGGCCGCTTTCACCAGTAGCCAGCCATTCAGCAGACACGCCCAAAAGGTTCGCCGCCTTTTGGTTGTTGGAGGCCGTAAACGCCTTGGTCTTCCCGTCCAGGGCCTTTTTCGCGGCCTGGTAGGAAATCCCCAAGGCGTCCGCAAGCATCTGAGTGGTGTACCCAGACTGCCGCAAAGCCAGTTTTAAACGTTCGCAGTAATCAACCATGGTTGCAATCGTATACCCGATTATTTGAACGATGGTTGCTTTTTTACATGAACTATGGTTTAATTGTTGCATGAGCAACATAACCAAGACCGAAGCCATAGCCATGCTTGGCGGCTCCACCAAGAGCGCCGCACAGGCAATTGGCTGCACCGTGCAGGCCGTTCACAAGTGGCCTGATGTTCTTTCAGCACGCATCGCGGACCGAGTGATCGCAGCCCAGACCCGGCTGCAAAGGCCCCGTAAACGCAAGGCGCAAACAGAAAGCGCCTGAGCTGTGAATTACTACCCGTTTCACATTGGCGACTACCTGAGCGCCACCCGGCACTTGAGCTGGGAAGAAGACGCTGCCTATCGGCGGTTGCTGGACACCTACTACACGAACGAAAAGCCGCTGCCAAGCGAGCTGCGCGCCGTGTGCCGCCTGGTGCTGGCCACCACGGACAGCCAACGTGAAGCGGTTGAGACCGTGCTGGGCGAGTTCTTCGAGCTGACGCCCGACGGCTGGATCAACGGCCGCGCCGATGCCGAAATTCTGGCCATGCGCGAGAAGCAACAGAAGCAGCGCGAGAAGGCAAACAAGCGCTGGCACAAGCCGCAACAAGAACCCGGCAATGCACCGGCAATGCCACGGCATGAAGAAGACGATGCCACGGCATCAAAAAGCGATGCCGATGCAATGCCACCAACACCAACACCAACACCAACACCAACACCAGTAAATACAAATACAGGCGCAAGCGCCAAGCGGGGCAAGCCCGCCGTGGTGAAGCCTGAAGGCGTGAGTGAATCGGTGTGGTCCGACTTCATGGCCATCCGCAAAGCCAAGCGCGCACCGCTGACCGCCACCGCCTTGGAAGGCATCGAGCGCGAAGCCACCAAAGCCGGGATGAACCTGGCCGACGTGCTGGCGCTGTGCTGCACCCGTGGATGGCAAGGCTTCAAGGCGGATTGGGTGGCCAGCGCAAAGCCGAATGTGGCCATGCCGCAGTCCACTGGCGAGACCGCCTACCAGCGAAGCATGCGGCTGCGCATGGCCGAGGTTGCGCCAGGCATCGCCCGCAAGGACCCGGCCCTGGCCACGCAAGACGCGGCCGACTACTTCAGGACCATCGACATCACCCCCGAGGTGCCAGCAATTGAGGTGACCAAATGAGCCTGCCGACGCCATGGATCGACAAGATTTTCGCCAAGTTGAGCCTGGTCTACGGCCGTGCATTTATTGGCCAGTACGAAGGCCTGGACATGCAGGACGTGAAAGCCGACTGGGCTCATGAGCTATCAGGGTTTGAGCGCATGCCCGAAGCCATCGCCTACGGCCTGAAGCACCTGCCGATGGACAAGCCGCCCAACGTCCTGCAGTTCCGCGCGCTGTGCCGCAAGTTGCCGCCGCCTGAGTTCAAGGCACTGCCCGCGCCCAAGGCCGACCAGGAAAAGGTGCGCGCCATGTTGGACGGATTGCGCGAGCGCATGGGCATCCCCAAGCACAAGGTGAGGGGATGACATGCCAGCAATGCGAATCATCGAAGCAACGGCCGCACAGTGGGACATATCGCATGCAGTGCCTGGAATGCTGCACGCGCCTGGTGCTGACCACACAACCCGACAAGAAGCTGGCCAGCGCGATGCTGGCGGCCATCGAACGAGTGCCAGGCAACCCTGGCCGGGCTGCCGTTTTGGAGTCCGTCCGCCAGGCATTGAAGAAACGCCCCTCAGTCACGCCGAAGTGATGCACGGACTGACGAGGTGCCTGCTGTGAAGCTGTACTGCGTCCTGTGTGGCCGCCCGATGGATCAGGCCGCCGTGATGATTGGGACTCACCCCGTCGGCCCCAAGTGCGCCCAGCGCGCCGGATTGATGCCACTGGCCCAGCGCAAGAGCGGCCTGGTGTTCCCGGTTCAGCGCCGCAAGATCGAGAAAGCGCCTCAAGCCAAGACCCTGGACATGTTCGAGGTGACGGCATGAAGGCGATGCTGATCAAGACCGACAGGGGCCTGCGCGGATCGACACCCGCCGATCACGACGCCTGGCTGAAGTTCAAGCGCCGCCTGGACAGCATGCTGCCCGGCACATGGTTGCGCCTGGAATGGAAACGCCCGCGCCACGGCAAGCACCACCGCAAGCTGTTCGCCCTGCTGACGCTGGTGGCCGACAACTCAGAGACCTACGACACCACCGAGAAGGCCCTGGTGGCCGTGAAGCTGGTGACCGGCTACGCCGATCCGGTCATTGACCCGCGCACTGGGGAAATGGTCCCAGTGCCGCAGTCCATCGCCTACGACTCGATGGACCAGGACGAATTCGAGATTTTTTATCAGGCGGCCATCGACGGTGTGCTGCGCTACATCCTGACCGGGATGGACCGCGACACCGCCGACCGGCTTTTGGAACAAATCATTTTGGGTTGGGGTTGATGCAGTCGAAGAACAAGAAACCCCCCACCGCCAAAGAAAAACGCCACATCGAGCGCGTCAAAGAGCTGCCCTGTTCTGTCTGTGACGAACAAGGCCCCAGCGACTGCCACGAAATCAAGCAAGGCCAGTGGTTCACATCCGTGGCCCTGTGCCAGTCATGCCATACCGGTTCCCTCATGGGCCTGCACGGCCAGAAGCGCGCCTGGGCCATTCGCAAGATGGACGAGCTGGACGCCCTGGCCGTGACCGTGGAAAGGCTCACGCATTGAAACGCATGCTGGACATGGACGACTTCCCCGTGGGCACCCGCGTGATGACACCCACCGGCCGGATCGGCACGGTGGTCAAGCACCGAGGGGCCGAATCGAAGCTCGACCACTTCCAGCGCCTGACCGTGCAACTGGACAACGGGACCCGCCACGACCTGGTGACCCTGCAGCCGCACCTGTTAACCAAATGTCCGCCCGAGGACGCAACCCAGAAAACAATCTAAGCATGACCCTGAGTTTCACCCTGCCGTATCCGCCCAGCGTCAATACCTACTGGCGTCACCCGTCGCGTGGCCCACTGGCCGGTCGCCACCTGATCAGCCAGGAAGGCCGCGCCTACCGCGAAGCCATCCGCGCCCATGTGGCCGAGCTCAAAGACAAGACCGTCACGGGCCCGGTGGCTGTGGACATCGAAGCGTTTTTCCCCGACCGGCGCAAGCGCGACCTGGACAACATCCTCAAGAGCCTGCTGGACAGCCTGACCCATGCCGGGGTGTGGGAGGACGACAGCCAAATCGTGGACCTGCGCATTCGCAAGGGCCCAACCATCGCCGGGATGGTCAAGGTGTTCGTGACCCCAATGAAAGACCCAGCATGAAGAACGCACTGCAAGGCATCAACCGCAGCCCCATGGCCCGCCCGATCAACACCGAGGTGATGAAAGCGCCAATCTACGACGGCAAGGAAATGCAGCCCTACCAGGGCAGGCCTGGAGCCAATGACGCCATGAACCTGCCCAGCCGCATGGGCAACCTGCTGCACTACCGCGACGGAAGGACCGAGCCGGTATGAAGAAGCGCCGCAAACCCGTGGGCCTGCACCCGCTGATGAAGCAGGCGATCCGCGCCAAGTGGAATTCCGAAGCGGTGAAGGCCCAGATTCACGCCCTCATTGGAGCAGACCGGGAGCAGTTGCTGGCCCATGGGTCCGTCATGTTCTTTGTGGCCAGCGCCTGCGCCACGCACCTGGGATGGACAGGCGACGAGCCCGACATGCGGATCGTGCGCGCATCGGTGAACGCCCTGGACGACTTGGCCCAGCGCAAGACCATCACCGACATGGACCGGGGCGCGCTGCAATCAGGAATGATGGCGAGCCACCGGATCATCGAAATTACGCCGCCTGACGTGGTGGATTACGCGGCCAGCGTGTACGACCAGCACAGCCGGGCATGGGGAAAGGCGAAAGCATGACAAAGCCACTGACACCGAAGCAGGAGGCATTCGCCACCGGCATTGCGTCGGGACTGTCTCAGGCCGACGCCTACCGCCAGGCTTACCCGAAGTCCCAAGCCTGGAAGGATGAAACCGTCTGGTCCAAGGCTTCCTC